TCACGGCGCCGTGCAAGCCACCAGCGCAGCACGCAGCTGCAGCTCGTAGCCCTCGCGCCGGTCGATCTCGGCCAGGGCGGACTGCAGCAGCGTCCACGGCGCAACGCCTGGCGCCAGGGCTTCGGTGGGCATGGCCGGGCGGTCTGGCACGGGCTCGGTGCAGGCTACCGGGACGGGCACATGCACACGCGTGTACACGGGGGCGCCAGCGCAGCCCGCGCCCAGCAGGGCGATGGCAAGCAGCGGCACAAGCCGCAGGCGCGCATGTGTTTTGATGGCCACGGTCATTGCGCCCTCCCCTGCAGCCACTTGTCGCCCAGGGCCTGCATGCTGGCGCACGTGTCGGCCGGGTTGCTGGGGGCCTGGCGCAGGGTGTGGTCGGCCCTGGCGGCGAGGTCTTGGGCGGCGCTGGCTGCTGCCCGGCGCGCGGGCGCTGCGGCCTGGGCGCGCTTGTTGGCCTGCTCGCGCAGATCCTCGACGGCGTCGCTGCACGCGGATGCATCGCTGAGCGCCTGGTCGCGTTGCAGTCGCGCGGCCGTGGCCGCGTCGCGCTGGCCCAGCCAGCTCCAGCCCAGCGCGGCGTTGGCCGCGAGGCTGGCCACCAGGGCGTAGGTCAAGGTTCGCGCTGCCATTACGTCCCCTGAATGCCCAGCACCGTGCCTTTGTCGGTGATGGTGATGACGCGGTTGGACTGCGACGCGGGCACGCGTGTGCTGACGTGCACCCAGGCCTTTTTGCCGATGCGCTCGTAGATGAGCTGGCCGATGCCAAGCACCGAGACCTTGGGCGCCAGCGCGCGGGCAATCTGCAGGGGCGTGCCGTAGCCGGGTGCCACGATGTCGGCGGCCTGGCCGGTGGTGTGGTCGCTGGACGTGACGCCGCCCACGGCCGCGTTGAGCGCGCGGCAGCGGTAGCCGCTGGTGACGGTGACGGGCACGCCGCCCAGGGTGGCGCGGATGCGCTCCAGCACCTCGGCGGTGGCGCGCAGGCGGGCAACGGCCTCGGGCGTGGGCGTGTTGTCGATGCCCAGCTCGCGGGCCTTGGCGCTGGCCACCAGTTCGGCCAGGGTGAAGTGTTCGGTGAGTTGCATGGCTATCCCTCTTTGACGCGGGTGCGGACGATGAGAACGACAAAGCCCAGGGCCAGGCACACGTCCTGCACGGTGGGGCCTTGCAGCGGCATGAGCAGCGCGAGCAGCTCTGTGGTGCTGGGGGGCATGGGCAGGTAGCGCCACAGGGGGGCCACCAGGGCACCCGCGCCGCCAAGGGCGAGCAGCAGCCAGGCCAGGGCCTTGAGCCACTCGGTGACGCGCTCGCGCAGGCCCAGGCCGGGGCGGCACGGCGCGGTGCGCTCCAGCTTGTTGAGAGCCTCGGCCAGTACGACCAGGCCCGCGAGCACGTGGATGGTTTGCAGCGTGGTCATGGCATGCCCTCCCCTGTTTGCGGTACGCCGGAGACGCGGCGGATGGCGGCCATGAGCACCTGCTGGGCGCCGCCGCCCACGGCGAATGCGCCACCCAGCAGCAGCGACTCGGGCACCGAGGCCAGAAGCAGCGCCAGGGGCGTGAGGTAGCCCGCCGTGAGGCTGGATGCAAAGGCAACGGCCATGCGCCGCAGCGTAGTGCGCACCAGCTGCTGCCAGGTGTCGCCCGTGGCGGGCACGCTGTTGAGCAGGATGATGGCCACGAGCGAGCCCGCGAAGCCTGCGATGAGCAGGTCAGCCCGCAGGCCCAGTGGCACGCCAAAGGCCGAGAGCGCCGTGGTGGCCGTGGCGCCCACGGCGAGCGTGGCCACGCCTGCGGCGGTGGATGTGGGCTCAGGCATTGGCCCCCCCTTCAGAACAAAAAAAAACCCGCTGGTCGGGCGGGCTGGTGGAGGAGTGCGGGGGCGGCATGGCTATGTGCCCCGGGATTTGTCGCAATGCCCGGGGTCGAGCGCATCGAGCAGCCTGCACAGCAGGCACCCCCAGCGGCGGCCGCCGTCGCGTGCGCGGGCGGCGCGGCTGGAGATGGTTTCGTCCTCATGTCCGTTGGCGGCCACGTTGACCAGTTGGTCAAAGCCCACAGCGATGCGCCAGGCCTTGCCGGGGTTGGCCAGGATCGACCACAGGTAGCGCGCCAGCGCCACCAGCGGCGCCAGGGCCAGCACGGGCAGCAGCGCGAGCAGCGCCAGGCGGGAGCCGGTCATGGCCGCTCGCCCTCTTGCACGGGCGCGGTGATGATGGCCTGCACGTCCACCTCGTGGCCCGCTTGCTGCAGCAGTGCGATGCCTGCGGGCAGATCCGGGCTGTCGAGGTCGATGTACTTGCGCACGCTCGCATCCTTGACCACGGCCGCCACGGTGGGCGTGGCATCGGCCAGGATGCCCCACTTCGCCGGGCCAAAGCGGTCAAAAAATGCACCCACGCTGATGTGGCGCGGCGCTGCGGCAGGCGCAACCGGCGCATGGACGAATACCGGCTGGCCTGCTGCAGCGCTCGCCTCGCGGTCATAGCGCTGGCCGAGCAGCTCCTCGCGCAGGCTGTCGACCTCCACCAACTGAGGGCCGTCGATACGCGAGGGGGATTGCGCAACGGCAATTACCGTATCTGCCACGTCCAGATGCGCGTAATAGATTACAGGGGATTTTTCTTGGATCGTTTGCATTTTTATTTCTTCGGAGTTGATCACGATGGGTAATATTCCGTAAGCTCCCAGGAAATGACTGTTGGATATGTTGGTGATCCGCTAGTTTTAAAAAATATTGAACTACCTCCATTGGTTAAAGAGATGTATCCGATGGGAGCGGGATTGCTATTGATACTACCCTCCACCCCGCCAAGCAATCGCAATTCAGTGAAATTCGGGTCTACGGGCGTTATTGGCAGCGTGGTTCCGCCGGTTGTGGTAATTGATGCAATACCCCGCTGTATCGCCTTAATACCGCCAACACCGAGTATTTGAGATGCAAGTGGCATGGTTTATATCCATCCTTTTCCATTGCCAGAGTTTCCAGAATTGACCAGTTGAAATTTCAGGCGCGGCACGTTGAGCCGCATTGGCCCGGACTGGCCGCGAATCTTTCCATCTCCAGGATCGACAATCGCCTCCGAGGACATGGACAAGTCCGTGATTAATACGGTGTCGCGCAGGCCCCCAGGAAACGGCAGAAAGAGCGTGGCTGGCGCAAGGAATACGTAATGCATACCCGGCCTGGCCACGGTATCCGCCGTCACGAAAACAATAGGGGGGGACAGTGCTGCACCGATCAGCCACCAGAATTCCTGCGCCAAATCGTCAGCCGGATCAACACCGCTATTCACATTCCTGGCCCGGTACACCTGCCCATTACTCGGAGACCAGACCACGGCGCCACTGCCGTAAAACATGGGGTGCGGTTGCCACATTTGCGCCCCCACGGCTTGGGCGGCCGTCGAGGCGAGAATGGCCGTTTGCGCTTCGATGGCTGCTGCGGCACTGGCTGCCTCATTCGCACTGGTAGCGCTATCACGCGCATCAAGGGCGTTTTGATAAGTCGCCTCGGAAATCGCATTCACCTGCTCGCGGTGCGGCGTGAGCGCCGCGACGTGCGCGTCGGCGTGCGCGTCGAATTCAGGGTCTCCGATGTACGGCGCAACAGGCAGTGGCGCAATCGGCACGGGGACAATAATCGTCATAGGCTCTCCAGTTCAATATCTCCAGTGGCCTCATGCACGTTGGAGGGGTCGAGCGGCATGCGCCGGTAAATGCCGAACACGGACAAGGGCTCGGCGTAGCCGTCCGAGGTGTCGCCATCGAGTGCGGCCCACAGCGCGGGCACGGCGTCGAGCTGCTGGCGCACGCGCAGGTACTTCACGGCGTTGTCCTTGGGCATCACGACGCGCACGCGCAGGGTGGGCGCGCTCTTGATGGGGTCCAGCGTGATGCCGCCCCAGCGGTCGCGGTCCATGTTCGAGAAGTTGAGCGCGTCGTTGCGCGGCGTCCAGGCCGCATGGCCCAGCCAGGTGCTCATGCCCACGGCGGCCTGTTCCACGCGCACCGGGCCACCGGCGCGCGTGAGCGTGACGGTGATCTGCGCGCCGGAGTACGGCGGCAGGTCGTGCAGCACCACCGAGGGTTCGGTGTACTGGCCGCCGAAGTAGTAGTCCGACCACGTGCGCGAGCGCCGCGCGATCAGGCTTTTTTCCACGCGCCGCACCTCGGCGCCGTTGACCGTGATGACGACGGTGACGTGGTGCGCATCGACGCCGCGCAGGAAGAACGCATTGAAGCGCCGCATGGGCGCCAACGTGAAGGTGAGCGGCGAGGCCGTTACGCTGGCCGCGTTGCTCAGGTGGCGGAACATTTCCCAGCGGTTGGTGTGGCCCAGCAACTGCCAGTACTGCGGGTACACCGAGGGCGGCTGCTGCGTGGGCGCCAGGCACTTGTAGCGCAGTTGCGTTTCGGGCACGGCGAGGATCTCGCCCTCGGCCCATACGCGTGCTTCCCAGGGCTTTTCGCCGGTGCTGGCGTCAACCTCGGGGATGCTGCACGCCAGCAGGTGCGCAGGCGCCAGGGCGTGGGGTGGGATAACGATCACGACTCTTCCTCCTTTCTCAAGCCAGGTTCCACCAAATGTTGGAGCCGTCCTTCCAAGCGACCTGCAGCGCGAAGCCCGGAAGGGGCCTGTTGCAAACGAGGTCGCTGTCAAACATGCCCTTGGGGCCGCAGATCCAGGTGCCCGTCTCCTGCCGCGCGACGGTGAAGGTCCCGGAGCTGGGCCACGTCATGTTCAGGTTCAGGAACTCGATGCGGTCGCCCAGTTGCACGTCGGCGCGCTTGGGCAGGTACATCACGATTGCGCCGCCGCCCGTCCACACGCTGTACGTCGCGCCGAGCTGCAGCACGCCGCCATGGGTCTCGCGCAGGTAACGCGCCCGTGCCAGGTCGCGCGCGAAGGCCACCGAGGGCGTGCCCGATGTGCCGGGCACGCCCTGGGCGCCCTGGGGCCCGGCAGGACCTTGCGGCCCCGCAGGGCCTGCAGGGCCCTGGATGCCCTGCGCGCCCGTGTCACCTTTCGCGCCTGCGGGGCCTTGTGCGCCCTGCGGCCCGGTCGGGCCTGCCGGGCCCTGGGCGCCGGTTGCGCCGGTCTCCCCCTTGGCGCCTTGCGGCCCCTGGATGCCCTGGGCGCCGGTGTCGCCCTTGGCGCCCGCAGGGCCCTGGATGCCTTGTGCCCCTGGCGCGCCCGCGTCGCCCTTGGGGCCAGCCACCCCCTGGGGGCCTTGCGGGCCCGCAGGCCCAGCGAACGCACTGGCGGGAGCGCAGTAGTCCCGATCCGGGCGGATTACCAGAATCAAATCCGTGGGCAGGATCGGGCCGGGCAGTGGTCGCAAATCCAAGAACGTCGTCATACACGCAGCTCCAAAGTCTTCGAGGCGTTCGCGTTCTGCATTGCCTGCCCCCCACGCGTCACGCGCATGAGCACGTCGGCGGTGTCGCGCGTGTGCTGACCGATGTCGCCAAGGCGGGAGCCCTGGCTTTCCACGGCCAGCGCCAGGCGCTCGACGGCGCGGGCCATCTCTGCGCTTGACCCGCCGCCCGCAAGCTGCGAGAGCATGTCGCGCGTCTGGCCTGCGCTGTAGATGCGGGCTGCGCCCGTTACCTCCAGCTCGGGGCCTTCTTCGCCCACCAGGCGCAGGCCGCCCGCGTGGGTGCCGCCGCGCGCGAAGGCCGGGATGCCGTGCTCCTCGAACAGGGCCCGCATGTCCTCCTCGCCGACGCCATAAGCGTCCGCGATGTCCTTGGTCGTCCAGTCAAAGTAGAGGCTCGCGTTGTACGCCTTGAGGAGGTCTTCGGTGCTCTGCGGGTCGTAGCCACGAAACTGCGACCGAATCGCCTCGGACTTTGTGGGCGGGACGTATATCCCACCGCCCCCTCCCCCGTCGCCGGGGCCAGATCCGCCGATGGCAAACCCGCCGCCGCCACTGCTGCCACCACTGCCCGGCTTCTTGGCTTCTTCTTCCTTCCTTTTTTCTTCGAGGATGGCTTCGCGCAAGGCGTCGATGGCAGTCGTCACGCTCTCCACGGCCTTGGTGGTGCCGCGTATGGCGTCGATCTCCACGCGGGCGGCGGTCAGCAGGTCGTCGAGGTAGCGCAATTGCTCCTCGGCCGCCGCCAGGGTCTGCTCATCGGTGGTGAGCTGATCTTTGGCGGATTCGCCCAGGGTTTCGAGCTGCAGCGCCAGCTTGAGCTGGGCCTCCTCCCACGCCAGGCGTGAGGAGTAGGACTCCTGGCCCATGCCGCCGCGCATGGTGTCGATGGCGCGCGACAGCTCGGCCTGGTCGGGCAAGTAGCCGCTGTTGCCTGCGGCGCCCACGGCGTCGTCAATGAAGCGCTTGGCCTGGGCCACGGCCATGGCGGCCGTGGTGTCCACCTGGCCGCGCAGCTCGCGCACGTGGCCCTGGGTCAGCTCGACGATGGCGCGCTCTTGCGCCACGCGCTCCTGCGCCGCTGTGACGCGGGCCTGGATGGCGGTGCGCTCGGCTGCCACTGCGCGCTCCAGCGCCTGCAGTGCGGCGTCGGTGGCGGCGCGGCGGGCGTTGGCGTCGGCCTTGGCGGCCTCGGTGGCGGCTTCGCTGGCATTGGTGATGCTGGCGAACGCACCCGAGAGCTGCAGCAGCATGGCACGGGCGCGCTGCCCGGCCTCGGTGCTCGTGTCCTGGGCTTCGACCAGGGCGCGCCACTGGGCGCGGGCGTCGCTGGCATCGATGTCGGGCAGCAGCAGGTCGAGCTGGCCCAGGGCCTCGGAGAGCTGGCGCTGCACGGTGGCGCGCTGTTCCTCGGGCGAGTAGAAGTTCTGGTAGTACGTCGCTGCGTTTGCCACCAGGGCGTCGATGCCGCCGCTAAAGTCCATGAGCGCGGCGCGTGCGTCGTCGGTCATGGTGGCAAACCAGTCGAACTGCTGACCCAGGAGGTCGAACGCGTTGTTGATGGCGCCGATCTGCTGCACGGTGGCCGCGAGCTGCTCCATGGTCACCGAGTCGCCCAGGCCGGTGAGCATTTTTTCTGCCCAGCCGGGAATGTCCATGTCCAGCAGGGCCTGGCGTGTGTCCTTCGCAATGGCCGAGAGGTAGAGCTTCCAGCCCTCCTCTCCGTCAGCGAAGATGCCGGGCGCCCACTTGCTGGTGCGGTCGTCTTCCCAGTCGCGCACCTTCTCGCCTGCGCGCGTGATGCGCAGCGAGCCAAAGCCCGGATCGTCGGAGCTGTCGTCGCTGTACGCGGTCATGACGTTGTAGCCGCCGTCCTGGCCGAAGGCCCTGGCCAGGCCGTTGAGCGTGTCGCCAACGCCCTTGGCCACGGCGTCAACGCCCGCCTGGGCCTGTGCGCTGTACGTGCCTGCGGTGCCGGAGCGCCGGAACACGTCGTTGCCCCCGGTGAGGGTGGTGCCGTCGTATTCAGCCGCCGCGCCCCAGTGGGGGGTGCCGCTGCGGTCAAGGCTGCTGTACAGCGAGTACAGCGCGACCAGGCCAAGTGCGATGGGCGCCAGGGCACCGCCAATCATGCCCATTCCTGGCAGCACACCAGCGCCGCCCGCTGCGATGAGCGAGCCGCCAGCACTCAGGGCGCCGCCCAGGGTAGTAGCGCCCGTGAGCCAGCCCATGCCGCCCGCGAACGCGCCGCCGATGGCGCCCACGCCGCTGAGGATGCCGCCCGCGCTGCCCATGGTGGAGAGCGCACCGCCCCCCGCACTGGCGGCCGCTGCGGTGCCTGCGCCGAAGACCGAGGCGCCGATGCTGATGATCCAGCGCTTGATGGTCATTTGGTACAGCAGGTCGAGCACGGCGGCCTTGAGCGTTTGGCCCAGGCGCTTGAAAGTGCCCGCGCCGTCCTCGAAGACGTTGACGAACACGTCGTGCGCGGTCTGGTCGATGCTCTGCCACATGGACTGCCAGGCGGTGAACTCTTCTTCGCGCGCCTGCTTCTTGCCCAGCAGTTCGTTGCGGCGCTTGAGGCCGTCGATCTCCTGCGCCAGCGCGATTTGCTCGCGGCTCATGGTGCCGGTGATGGCGTCGCGCCGCTCCAGCTCGGCCAGGGTGGCTTCCTTGGTGAGGATGATGGCTTCGTTGCGGGCGCGCAGGACGTCGGCCTGCTGCGCCTGCGTGAGGCCGATCAGCTCGATCTCGCGCTCTAGCTCCTCGTTGGACTGCAGGACGGCGGCGGCGGATTGCTCCATACCCTGCACGACCTTGACGCGCTCGACGCGCAGGGCCTCCAGTGCCTGCTTTTCTTCGGCCATGCGCTTGACGGCCTTTTCCTGCTCCAGCATGGACTTGAGGCGCTCGCCGATCAGGGCGGACTCGGCCTCGGTCACTTTGACCTTGCCGCTGCGCAGCTGCTCCAGCACGTCGATGGCGGCTTTTTCGCCCTCGGTGAGCTTCTCTTCGGCCGCCAGCTCCAGGGCAAGGTGTGCGGCACGCTTGTCGATGCTCTCGATCAGGGCATCAACGGGGTTCTTGGCGGCGGCGGCTGCCTTGCCTGCTTTTTCGACGACGTTGGTGAAACCGTCGAGGCTCTTCTTTTCTTCGCCGAAGTAGGCCTCTTTCAGCGACTTCATGGCCGCCCGCTGGATTGATTCGTCATAACCCGCATAGGCCGCAAGTGTTTGCTGCACCTGCGCGGCATAGGAGCGCAAGGATTCATCCTTCGCCTTCGATACTTCCTCCAGGCGAGCACGAAAACGCTGTCCGTTGCTCTCCGAAGTCCACATCTGGTCAAGGTCAGACACCAGCTCTGCACGGATCTGAGCCACCGCCTGCATGTCGCCGCTTGACCATGCAGACATGGCGGCAGCGGTCGCCCCCAGGAATTTGCCAACGGTCTGGAACGTGCGCACCACCCCTGCGCCAACGTCCATCACATAGCTGAGGCCCTCAATGGCGCTGCTGGTCCACTCGCGGATAGAGCCGTCAGCGACCAGCTTGCGCACCTCATCCCGGATTCCGCCCGTGCCGTTGGTCACGTCAAGCAATGCCTGTGCGGCATCATCAAGCGCTGGCACCATGCCAGTGACCAGCTCTTTTTTCCAGGCATCGCCCGTGGTGGACAAGCGCACAAGGTTGTCATCGAGGTTGGCGGCGGCTGCAGCCTGCCCCTCCGTCACCTTGGCCTGCAGCTCCCCCACAGAGGCCAGATCATTAAAGAACGGCAGCGCGTTGGCCCCCTCCTTGCCCAGCAGCGCAATGGCCACGGCGCTCTTGCCTGCGCCGTCCTCGAAGTCGGCCAGCTTGCGGGCAATCTCCTGGAACTGCTCGGCAGGCGACTGGCGGCGAAACGCCTCCATGTCGATGCCCAGGGCCTGCAGCGCCTTGGACGCGCCCTTGCTTTCCTCGGTGGCACCGGCCAGGTTGCTGGAGAGCTTTTGCATCATGGCGCCGAGCTGGTCGGCGCCCACGTCGTTGTACTTGCCCACCGCCAGCAAGGCACTGAGCGCCTCGACGGTTTCGCCGGTCTGCATGCGCAGATCGTCCAGGCGGGCGCCGGTTTCGATCACCCCGGCCAGCAGGTTTTTGAATGCGCTGACGGCAAAGCCAGCAGCTAGGCCACCCGCGATGGCGCCCACTGTGGTGGCGACTTTCTGCTGCAGGCCGTCAAAGGTGTCTTGCACCTTCTTGGCTGTAGCCAGGGCGGCCTGTTCGGTCTTGCTGAGGCCGCTGGTGTACTCGGCGTACTCCAGGCCCAGCTTGACGATGAGAGAACCCAGTGCGGACATCGGTTACTCCCCTTCTTTTTGCCGCTGCTCTGCGTCGTAGGCGAGCACGGCTTTTTCCATGGTTTCAATGCCTGCCAGCACCTGGCGGCGCTGGCGTGGGATGCGGATGCGTTCGCGTAGCCAGGACAGCACGCTGGCGTAGTTCAGGCCGGTGCGCTGGCCTGCCAGCCCGGCGTACTGCCACTGGGTGCGCAGGGCCAGGAAGGCGGCGACGGTGCGCTCGTTGTCGGCGTGGACGGGAAAGCGGTCGCCCGCCTGGGGTTTGGCGGCGCGCGCAATCTGCTCGGCCACGCGGTCGATGTCGGCCTGCGGCGCGCCGTAGGCCTGCATGGCTTGCAGGATGCTTTCGTCGGGGGCGAAGCGGCCGAGATCCTCGGCGCGCTCACCGGCCCACCAGCGCGCCGCCGCGATCAGTTTTTTTCCTTGGCGCCTACGTTGTGCTTCCAGTAGACGGCCATGGCGTCGCGCACGGCGCCGGAGAGCTGCAGGAAGGCCTCGAAGTTCTGCGGGGTGAACTCGACGGGCTTGCGCTCTTCATCGACCATTTCCCAGCCGGTGAGGACTTCGCGCAGCAAATCGACGTTGGAGAGTTCCAGCAGGCGCTTGCGGTCGGCTTCGTAGGTGCGGCGGAAGATGCCGACGAACGACTCTTCGCGCCAGCCGCCCGACTGGGTGGCGACGTTGACTGTGACCTTGGCCTTGAAGGTTTCGGTGGGGGCGAGGATGAACATGGAAAAACTCCGGTACGGGTGAAGCAAGAAACAAAAAGGCCCACCGCTGGGGGTGGGCCTTGGGGCGCGCAAGGGGTGCGCGGTTAGCGAACGATGATGCGCAGCTCGTCGTCGCCCTGGTCGGGGTTGATGTCAAACGGCATGGCCACCATGGCGATGCCCTGGTCGTCCTGCAGGGTGAAGGGGTTGCACTGGATCTTGGGTGCAGACAGCTCGATGATGTTGCCCACGTCCACGCCGTGCACCAGGCTCATGGCGCCAGTGGTGCCCTCGCGCACGACCTCGGCCCAGTTCTTGGTGGCGATGCTGGGCAGCTCCATGGTGACGTTGCCGGTGGGCTGGCGGTCAGGGCTGCGCGCACCGGCGCAGTTGATGAGTTCGCGCCAGGCCAGGGTGTTGCCCCAGGCGATGCTGAACGCCGACGTGCAGGCCGTGACGCCATGGAAGGTGAAGGTGGGCGTGTTGACCTTGCCCACGGGCTTGGGCTGCATGAAGGCGCTGTAGTCCACGCCCGGGGGCAGCTGCGTGTCGGTGGGCGTGGAGTAGGCACCCAGGAACTCGAACTGCATCACGGGGATGGCCTTGGCGTTGAGCGTGAAGGTGACGTTGCCCTTGCAGCCGGTGAGCTTGAACAGGATGCCGTCGAGGTAACCGTACAGGGTCAGGGTGGGCTCGCCCCCGCTGACGGGTTCGTAGACAACATCGACGCCTGCGGTGATGGTCTCGGCGAAGCCGCAGGCCTGCAGCAGCGGCCCCCAGGGAGGGGCGGTGCCTGCCGCGCCGCTGCCTGCGAATTCGACCTCGCAGGTAAGTTTGCGGTGCACTCCAACGGCCAGCTTGCCGCTGTTGCCCTTGTAGGGGCGGATGAGGTCGCGCGCGACCTGCTCGGCCGTGATGGGCTCGGGCGCGAGGGCGCGGCACAGGATGGCGTTGGCGCCTGCGGTGGGGAGGGCGTCGGTGCCGCTGGTGCCTTCGATCTTGGCGAGCAGCAGCATTTTCTTCATGGACTTCATGGCGTGGGCTCCTTGGGATCGGTGTCAGGGGTGGCGCGGCGGCGTTCGCCGGTGACGGGGTCGCGCACGTAGGAGCCGCCCAGGCCGGTGTGCTTATCGCGCGGGCGCGGGGCGGTGGGCTCGTGGTGCGGCGGCTTCTTGCTGGCGGGGGCGGTTTGTGCAGGCGTGTGCACACCGCCCGCCTTTTCAGGGGGGGTCTTGGGCATGGTGGCCTTTCGGGGGTTGAGAAGTTAGTAGCGCGGGGTGCGCAGACGCACGCTGAGAAAGCGGGCGTACAGCTCGGGGTCGGGCTCGTAGTCGGCATCGCCTGCGGCCTCTTCCCACTGGTAGGCGGGCAAGGCCTCCAGCGCGGCACGCAGCGGGCCGCCGCCAGCCAGGGGCAGCAGCGCGTCGAGTTCGTCCAGGTCACGGGCGACGACGACGACATTGACGTCGTGCTGGGTGTAGCCGCCGCCCATGCACCACTGCGCCTCGGGCTCGCTGTCCACGTCGAACACGACGGCGGGGTAGACGGGCGCGGGGGGTAGCTCGATAGCCCAGGAGTTGGGCAGCACTGCGCAGAGCGCGGTGCTCAGGGTCTGGTGGATCGTGTCGCTCATGCCTTGCCTGCCTTTTCCAGGTCTTGCTGCAGCTTGGACTCCATGGCCTTGAGGGCTTCGCCCCTGCCCTGCTCCAGCGCGGGGGCGATGAAGGGCTTGGCCGCGACCGACCCCGAGGCCCGCGCTTGGCGGGCACGCAGCGAGTCCGCCGAGCGCTTGCGCTTATAGGTGATGAGCTTGCCGCTGCGCCCCTTGCGGGTGTATGTCAGTTCTTGCTGTCCTGTTTCGCCAGTGGCCCGGCCCACGACCTTGTGGCCCAGCTCCACCCACCGCCAGTAATACGGGTCGTCCTCGTAGCGCTTGACGATGCGCCCTTTCTTGCTGACGGCCAGGTGGGCGCCTGACTTCTTGGCCTTGGCCGTGAGGTTGCGGCCGTGGCGCACACCCAGGTGGTACTGCTCGGTACCTGCGGGGGCGCTGGTCTCGCGCTTGATGGCGATGTTTTTGATCATCGCCCCGGTGCGCCGCGAGCCGTTGGCCAGGGCAATCACCTTGGCCTTGCCCTTGAGCACGCCACCGGCTGCCACCAGCATGCGCCGACTGGTGCGCTTGCGCATGTCGTCGCGTACACGCTCGAAGCCAGCGCGCATGTCGCCGATGCCGAGGATTTCGGTTTTAGCCATCGTTGAGCCCCGTGTCGCAGGTGAGGATGAGGAATTCACGCCGCGCCATGAAGTCGTTGACGTGCACGATGTTGTAGATGGCGCCGCCATAGAGCACACGCATCTGCGCCGTGATGCCAGGGCGCCAGCGGAGGGTGAACTCCGCGCGCGCCTGGGCGACCTCGCCGCCTGCTGAGGATGAAGCCCGGCGTTCGTTGCCGCTGAGATTGCGCACGGCTGCGGGCACATCGGTTGCCGCGTCCGTCCAGGTTTTGGACTGGCCGCCAGACCTGCCCCTCGCCACAACGGGGGCCTGCAGGGTGATGCGTTGCGTGAGCTTGCCTGCCTGCAGCATGTCAAACCCCCATGCCCTTGCGATACGGCGCGAGCAGTGCCCGCGAGCCTATCGGTATGTCGGTGGCGATGGCGCCGGTGATCACGTCTTCGCGGTTGGCGTAGAGGTGCCCGAGGATGAGCAGCATGGCGGAGCGCACCAGGTCATTGACCACCATAGGCGGGGTGTCGCCCGCGGCGCCTGCAGCCACTGCATCGTCCAGCTCCTGCTGGGTTTCGTAGATGCGGCGCCCAGCGTATTCCTGGGCCAGCAGCTCGGCAGCGTTGACTTTGAGCTGCAGATCGGCATCGTCGGGGACTCCCTGCGCGCGCAGGTGTTCGCGCGCAGCGTCAAGCGACAGCAGCGGCATCGCCAGGGCCTGCGGGAGGCGTTGCGGGGTCGGCGGCAGGGTCGGGCTCGGCAGGTGCACTGAGGTCAACTGCGCCTTGCGTGCCCACGTCCGGAGCCTTGCCCTCCTTGTTCTCGGGCTCTGCCGCCTTCTTGTTGGCAGGCGCGCGCGTCGCGCGCTGGGTGCGCTGGGCGGGTGGCTGGGCCTGCTCCGCCGTGGCTTCGCGCACCAGGCCGTGGGCCGCCAGTGCCGTGAATGTGGGCGGGGAGAAATCGGCCTCGTCGCCGCGCTGCAGCTTGAGCGCGCCGTGCACGAATGCCGTGAGTGCGATGGCTTTGACCATATTCGGATTCCTTGAATGGTGAAAGAGCAGCGCCCCACGCTGCCGAGGGCAATGTGGGGCGCTGGCCGGTGCGTTACCTACAGGAGTGCGCTATCAGGGTGCAGGGGTAAGGTCGCCCTTCACGAAGGCCTCAGGACGGTACAGAGCCATGGCCAGGCGCTCTTCGCCGCGGATGGTGATCATGTTCTTCACAAAGTCGTCTTCGTTCTGCGTGGCCACCACCACGTTGGCGTCTTCGCGGTCGAACACCTGGGCACCGAGCTGGAAGGCGCCCACCAGGAATTCGTCCACCGTCTGCGCCGGGGTGGTGACCACCGGACGGCCCCACAGGCCGGGCTGCGCCAGGCTCTGCGGGTTGGCGAAGATGTAGGCACCGGTGGTGTCCTTCAGCAGTTCGATAGCGGCCCAGTCGGACGGGTGCAGAACGATGCCGGTGCTGGGGTATTCAGCCAGCTCGGCCTGCAGCAGCGCCAGGCGCAGGATGTCGATGCGCGTGGCGTTAGCCACTGCAATGGGAGCCACGTAGGCGCTGGCGCCCGTGCGGATGCCCAGCAGGTTGTTGCCCACGCCGGAGCCGTTGAGCAGTTGCGCCTCTTCGGCCAGTTCCAGGCCGTAACGCAGGCGGCCGTCGATCTGGCTTTGCAGTTGGGCGAAGTCGTCCAGGATCTGCTTGGTGGCCTTGATGAAGTGCGCGATGGTGACGACGGTGGCGTTCTTCAGGTCGTAGGTGATGTTGGACTCGGGCTTCTTGACGTTCTCGGCCACCGTGGCGGCGTTGTTGGTGAAGCCGGACTCCTGCAGGTACTGGACCACCGGGCTTTCGGTACGGCCGGGGGTGATGAGGTCGCGCACCGTCATGCGGCGCATGGGAGGGGTCTGCACGCCGGGCAGGCGGTTGGGGGCAATGCCGTCGCCCGCGCTGGCCGGGTCGCTGGTGATGGCCTTGACGCGGAAGGCGAAGGCATCGCGCGAGGTCTTCATGCCGCCGGCAGCGTGCCAGGACTTGAAGCCTTCGGAGTCGATGAACTGCGCGCCGATGGATTTGGCGCCCTCATCCTCATCACCGCCGCGGCGGTCGAGCTTTTGCTCTGCTTCCTGCAGGCGGGCCTGCAGCTCGCCTTGCTTGACCAGCAGTTCATCCACCTTGCCCTTGGTTTCGGCAGAAAGTTCGCCGGCCTTCTTGGCCTCGGCCAGGGCCTTTTCGCCAATTTGCTTCACATCGTCGCCGATGCGCTTGAGCTCGCGGGTGATGGCTTCAGGGTCAACGTTTTTGACTTCGCCCGCCAGGGCCAGCATGGACAGGCCGGCGAAGATGTCCTGGTGCGTGGCGATGAAGCCGGGCACATCAATGCCGGCGGCTTGTGCGCCGATGGAGACGACAGCCATGGCGCACACAGCAATCGAGAGGAAGAAGCGAGAGGTTTTCATGGGGTACTTTCAATAGTGGATGGGGATCAGAAGCGCATGCCTTGGAGGGCCTGCAGGAGGTCGGGCGCCTGCGCCGGGCCGGACTCGCTCCGATCCAGCAGGTGCTTGTAGCCACGGCCTGCAATGGCGGCAGCTTGGCTTTTCGAGAACCCTGCCTCGCGCAGGAATGACTCGAACTCGGGGAGCGTGAGCGCGTCGCCGCGTGCAATGCGCGACTTGACGGACTCGACGCGGGCGGCATCGTTGGCCGGGAAGGTGACCAGGCTGGTCTCTTCGAGCTGCAGCTTGGTGAGGGTGCGGATGCGCTCCTTCTCGTCGTAGCTGTCGGCCTGGACGTAGTAGCCGATGGACAGGCCCGTGACGGCGCCGGCCTTCATGAGGGCGTGCGCCTCGCGGGCCTGCACCACGTCGTCCACCAGCAGGCGGCCTTCGAGGTACAGGCCGGTGGCGTCTTCCTTGGCCACCTCATAAACACCCAAAGGCTTATCGCTCTGGTGCTGCCACAGCACAGGGAGCTTGCGGCCCTTGGCACTGCGCGCGGCCAGACTGGCTGCGAAGGCCCCGGGAGCCACGATCTCGCGGTAGCTGTCCACCACACCGAACACGCTGCCATAGCCAGAAAAAAAGCCGTCCTTCTCGACGGCTTTGACCTCGAAATCGAAGTCACGGTACTTGAGCGCGAGTGCGCTTTTGCGGTTCATGGTTTCGGGTCCTTCTCGTCGTTGATGCCGAGCCAGTTGCGCAGGGCGTCCTGGGCGGCGGCACCGCCCGCGTTGACGCCCAGGGCGTCGATGGGCAGCAGGTTGGATTGCACGGTCAGCACGTTGGCATTGCCCCCCATGAGCGGCAGGTTCTCAAGGCGGCGCGCGTCGTCGCGGGTCATGACGCCGTTCTGCACCATCTGGCTGTAGAACGCTGCACGTGCCGCGCTGTCGCCGCGTAGCAGTCCTTCGAGCGACCATTCGGCGCTGTGCGTGAGCCGCTCCACCGGAGACAGCAGGTTGCGGCGGATGGACTGCTCGATGCGCACGCACCAAGGGCGCAGCACGAAAGTGATGAAGCCGATCATTTGCTGCTCGATGCCGGTGCCCCAACTGGTGGACTTCTCGCTGTGGCCCACCATGAAGGGCGGCACGCGGAACCAGCGGCATACCTCCTCGACGTTGAAGCCGCGGGTGGCGAGCAGTTCGGCGTCCTGCGGGTTCATGTTGAGCTGTTGAAAGCCCATACCCATTTCCAGCACCATGACGCCGCCCGTGTCACTGACCTTCTTGACGTGCTGCCGGATGTCTTCACGCTGATCTGGCTTGAGCACCGAGGCGCCGGTGGTCACCAGGCCGCTGGATTTCATGCCGCCTGTGAAGGTGTGAGCGCTGGCCTTGTCGGCCGCGATGGCTCCGCCGAACACGTTTGCGCCCATGCGGATGGGCGAGACGCCCATCTGGCCATCCAGCGTGAAGGCTGGGATGTGCCACATGGCCGTCTCAGCGATCACGCGCACGCGGCCGGTGATCGGGTCGTCGTACTTCCATTCCCTGGCCCCGGTTTTGAGGCGCCGGCAGGAGATGCGCTCGGGGTTGAGGAAATCGATGCTAGTAATGATGCCGCCGGACAATCGTTTTTCCGCGTAGGCATTCCCCCAAAGCAGCAGGCTGGAAAGCATGGCCTGCCAGAAGTCCACCGCCGACATGTCGGCGTTGGGCTGGCTGCGCAGCAGTGTGTAGAGGTGGTGACTGCTGGCTGGCTCTTTGGAGCCATCGGGCCGCGTGCGGTAAAGCCCCATGGGCAGCGTGGACAGCGTTTCGGCAATCAGCCGCACGCAGGCCCAGGCTGCACTGACCTGGAGAGCAGTGCGGGTGTTGACAGTCTGCCCCGACCAGTTGGAGCCAGCCAGCCAGGCGGACCAGAAGTCGCCGTCTGTCAGTGAGATGGTCTTGCCTATCCATTCGCCGACGGCGGCTTTGAGGCTGCGGCCCGATGGCGCGGCGCCGAGCGCGAGCACATCAAGTAGGTTTTTGCTGCGCACGTTGCAGTCCTCTCAGGATGATGGCCGCCAGCACAAGCAACGGCACGGAGCCAGCGATCAAGGCCCAGCCCAGGCCCGCAAGCAGGTAGACGCCGGCGATGCACAGGGCTGCGCCCAGGCCGAGCGCCAGGAACGCGATCAGGATGGGATTCATACGATGATGGGGTTTCTCAAAAAATCATCCAATGCCGCGCTGCCTGTGTCTTGCTGCAGCGCACGGCCCAGGGCCATGAGCATGCTGATGACGCCGTCGATCTTGTTCTCGGGCCGCTCTTTGGTGGGCTGCATCAGCTCGTTGAACTTGGATTGCTTGACCACCAGGTTGCTGACCATCCAGGCCAGAACGGGGTTTCCGTCGTGCTGCAGCTTGCCCTCAAGCACCAGGTTCTCGACCTGAATCAGGGCCGGGGTGAAGAACATGGCGCGCTGCGCGATCTCGACCAGCGGAAGGCCCTCTTCGATCAGCTTTCCAGCGAAGTACATGGAGAGCGCCGGGTCGAAGGCGATCTCCTGCACATCGAAGCGGCGACAGTAGGTACGCATGTCGTCGGCCACGCAATCAAAATCGGTGAGCGCCCCGTCCGTCACCACCACGTAGCCCTGGCGGGCCCAGCCGGCCAGGTGGGCGTTGCCGCTTTCCTGCACGGCCAGTTCGTTCAAGTACAGACGTGTGCACACGCGCCACTTACGCTCGATGCGCAATTGGCGTTTGTAGAAGGCAGGGTCGTCTGCGCGCTTGGAAGGATCGAATACTGTTCCAGTGGAAACCTCCACATCCTCTTCCCATGCCAGCGTAAGCGCGGCAAAGTCCTTTTTCTGCGCGAGGTCCAGGCCCATATAGACCTTTGATCCGTCCGGGATGGACTCGATGCCGAGGCCCCTGGCGCCGCATTTCTCCCACGCCCGCATGTCCATCCAGGGGCTTTCGCCGCTGACCCACACGTTCAGGCGCTTGGTCAGGAAGTTGCTGAGCGCGCTGGGCATGGCCATGGCCTTGCTGGCCTGGGCCTGCAGCTCATCGAGCTGGACCGACTTGCCAAGGTTCGGGTTGGCCTTGATCCACACGGCCGGATCGAAATGGTCATCGCCATCGTCCAGCGTGTAGATGATGCCGAACACCCGTTCGTCCTGAACCACGCGGTCGAGGATCTTGGTGACGTGCGTGCGCCGCTCGTAGCAGATACCGCTGCGGTCGGTGCCTGCGGTGGTGATGGTCCATAGCAGCGACTGCTCGCGTGCTCCACGGGCGCTGTCGATCACGTCATACACAGCACGGGTCTTGTGCGCGTGCAGCTCGTCCAGCAGGGCGAAGTGCACGTTCAGGCCGTCGAGTGTGCTGCCTTCAGCGGCCAGCGGCGCCGCTTTGCTGCTGGTTGCCGCCACCGTGAGGCTGTGCTGCATGATGGCAACGCCCAGGTGGGTGCGTAGGCCTGGCGAACGCTCGGCCATGGCTTTGGCATCGTCGAACACGATGCGCGCCTGGTCGCGGGTGGTGGCGGCGGTGTAGCACTCTGCGCCGTGCTCTCCGTCTGCGGCCAGCATGTACAGCAGCAGGGCCGAGCCCTTGGCGCTTTTCCCGTTCTTGCGGGCTTCTTCCTCGTACGCTTCCAGGAAGCGGCGCAGGCGGGTTTCATGGTGCACCCAGCCGAAGACGGTGGTGATGATGAAGCACTGCCAGGGCTCCAGCTCCAGCAGCCGCCCCTCGCGGGCCCACTTGCCTTTGATGTGCGGGAGTAGCTCAGCGAAGCCACAGGGGCGCGCGGCCAGATCGGCATCGAACACCCAGGGCCATTCTTCGCTGCGCTCGCGCAGCAGATCGTCAGCCTGGCGCTGTACAGCGAGGCGGGTCCATTTGCAGGTGGGGATCGTGCCGTCGAGGACATCGCGCATGTATTGCTGCGCGCGTTCGACGTATTCGTTCATCGGTTCGGGTTGGTGAACATGGCAAAGCCTGCGGGCTTGGCCTGGGGTTTTTCTTCGATGCCGGGCAGCGTGGGCTGCACGTAGTTGCTGGCCTGCACCCGGCCACGGGCCGCAGGGCTGAGGCCAAAGTGCATGAGGTAGCGGTTGAGCTGCTCACGCTGCGACTTGATGAGCTGCACGATCACGCTCTGCTGGGCGTAACCGGAGGGCGTGATGGAGTGGCTGACTTCGTACACCGCATCGGCGTAGTCCATGCCCGCATCCACCTTCGCTTGCACCTTGCCGTTGAAGGAGGTCTCCAGCTCAGCCAGCCGTCCTGCGGCCTGGCAGTACAAGGCCAGTGCGGAACGGTCTAAGCCGCTGATAAGGCCCAGTTCTTCCAGCAGGGGGGTAATGCGTTTCCACTCTTTGCGGGCCTCAATGCCAAGATGCTTGGGCGGGCTCGGAATCTCAATGCGGGGATTCACCCCAGCGGCTAGGTCTAGAGGACGCTTCCCAGCATTGCCCTCCAGCACCCGCAGTGCAACTGGCTTCGGCAACGGGCCGCGAGAACCAGACATATCGACCTCCTAACTCTCACTAGGGGGAGTACCCCCCCCCTACAAAACCTGCGCGCACAAAAATAAAGCGAACCGGTCGGTTTCCGGTGTGCGGCTGTGAACTTTCTTCACCCCCCCTACCCCCCTTCCATGTACCCGGCCCACCCTCCCCCACGCGCACGCCGCTGGCCGCGCTCGCGCTCGGCCTGGCTCTTGGTGTCGTGGCAGTCACGGCACAGGCCCTGCACGTTCGCGTCGTCGTCGGCACCGCCCTCCTCAAGGGGCACGATGTGGTCGCGCTGGGTGGCGAGGGTGACGCGGCCGTGCCGCTTGCACTCAGCGCACAGCGGATCACGGGCGAACAGTTCGGCGCGGGCTTTCTGCAGTCGGCGCCCCGTCATGCGCTTTGCAGCAGTGGGCGGTTTCGCCCAGACCGGCTTGGGGTGCTTCGCGCACCGGCCAGAGCCATCGCGCACAAGCACGCCGCATCCGGGGTGACTGCAGGGACGTGGGGCAGCAATGGGCATGGGGGAGGGGCAACGGGAAAAAGAAAACCCCGACACGCTTTCGCATGCCGGGGCCGTAGTGCAGTGCCGTTGTGCGCGGTGGGGACGCAACAACAACACCGTGCCTGAAATGTAGCCAAACTCTCTATGTTGGAAAACTCCCCGCAACCCTGCGGCGCGCCTGTTCACGCTCCCTGTCGCGGTCGGAAAGCCACTGGTCTATGGCCTGGTCAGCAAGGCCAAGGCGCGCGTGGATGGTGGACGGCTTGCAGCGCTCCCGGTGCGCCAGCTCCGACACGCCCCAGTTGTTCAGGTGGTAGCCGATCACCGTGCGCACCAGCTGCGGCCGCGTTTCTTTCAGGGCCGTGATGGCGCGATCCGTCTCCATGGCCTCCCCCTCGAACACCGGGATCACGTTGCCGTTGTACGTGCCACGGGCCCAAACATCCACGGCCAGGATGGAGCGCGTCGCATAGCCGGTGGCACCGCCCTCACCACGCGATGCCCACATGCCCCAGTTATCCAGGCGCTGCTTGATGTGTTCAATCCGCGCCATGCTGCCCCCCGCCGTCCTGGCCCGCTGCCCTGCCCTGCCACACGCGCTCCGGCCAAATGCACACGTGTGTACAGCCCATCTCCACCATGAACCCGGCCGCATCACGCAGCACGCCACTGGGCAGGCCTGCGGGCTGGCCCATCACATAGCCGTTCTCCACCGCGTAGAAACAGCCTGGCTCGCCCCGCAGGCCACGCCGCACCAAGGCATAGGCCTCATCGCCGAAATGCTCGGCCCGGTCACGAATGCAGGCCAGCGTCTCGGGCATGTGGCGGCGAATCGTCTCAAGCCGCTGGGCCACGATCTGGGCTGCCACTGCTGCTCCCTGGTCTACCGCCTTGGGTGGCCTAGTGTCCATACTGTCCATCCTTTCTATATAGAGATCACAGGTGGGTGGGATTGCGCCTGCGCGAGCGCGAGCGCACATGCCCGCCTGCGCCCGCCCGCACCGTAGGGCGCGGTGCCCGGCTCGCAGGCTCCGGGCAATGCAGCGGCCTCAACTCCAAAAAGTAGGGAATTGGGGTAGCTGGTGGTATCCATGCAAAGCCGATGGACACCGTGGACACATGGACACTCAGGTCATGGGCGCATGGCAGGCCATCCCCGCCACCGCACCGCAGGCTGGGCGCTGCGCGCCCCGTGCCGACACCGTGGCGCGCATCACGCCTCCCCCACAGTGCGCGGTGCAGCGCGTTTCAGGCGCTGCGTAATGGATGCAAGGCATAGCCTCAGATGGGAGCACTGTCGCCCTCCCAGCCGCCATGCTCTGCCAGATAGGTGGCGGCAGGGGTTGCTGGTGCAGCAGGTACGGCAGGCTGCTGTGCGGGCGCCTGGCTCGCATCGGCGTCCTGCTCATCCTCGGGATGATCCAGGCCCACAGGCGAATCGTTGCGCGGCCAGCCTTCGGGCCGGTGGTAACGCCACACGCGCACGCCGCCGATCATCCTCTTCAGGTGCTCCCAGCCCTCATGCTTGAGCCAGGCCGAGATTTGCCCCTGCAGCCCAGGCGGTGCCTTGGCCACATCCACCCCCAGCGCCTGCACCAGCTGCCCAATGGTGACGTGCGGCGCCTCAGCATGCACAAAGCTGCTGGGGCCAGTGGCGTTAGGGTTCGGCTTGCGCGTAAGCACTGCCAGCAACTCTGACTCGATGGCCGTCTCCACCAGGCGAGATTCCTGCATGCGCCGGAACAGGCGCGCCTCCTCCTCGGGCGTGGGCGTGTAGTGCACGCCCTCCAGGTACAGCGCATAAGCCTCAGCCATGAGCTGCTCCCGGTACTTCTCCACCCACTCGGTGTTGATCTGGTGGCGCACCGGCACAGGCCAAAAGCGCCGGTTGCCCGTGCGGTCGCGCAGGTAGGTATCCTCATTGGTGGTGCCCACCAGCACGCACTGGCGCGGGAAGGCCTCCACCGTGGCGCCATACGCCACGCGGTAGCGATCGACCTTCGAGGAGATAAACGCCTTGATGGCGCCCACCTCAGCCTTGCTGAAGTGGGTCAGCTCAGCAATCTCATACAGCCAGCAGCCCTGCACTTGCTCCGGGCCTTCCTTGCCGCGCCCCACCTCGAAAGGCGTGTCGCTGTAGTAGTCACCACTTGCCAGGGCTTCCACCAGCGTGGACTTGCGCAGGCCGCCCTCGCCTTCCAGCACCGGGCAGTAGTCGAACTTGCAGCCGGGCTCCATCACCCGGTACACCATGCCCAGCACCCAGTAGCGGCCCACCAGGCGCAGGTAGTCGGCCAGGTCAGGGCGCACGGCGTCAGGCGTCTCGCCCAGTACGTGCATGAGCCACTTGTCCAGGCGCTGCTTGCCATCCCACTCAAGGCGGCCCAGCCACTCACGCACGGGGTGGTAGCGGTTCGCGTGGGCGACTGTCTGTATGCCTTCCTCCAGGCCTGCCTTGGAGATGGCAGGCAGGCCCCAGCTATCCGACATCCACTTGCCCAGCAGCAGCGCGTCGGCGCCACGGATCTCGCCCGGCTTGCTGCTCGGCCACGGGAAGGCCTTGCGGCACACCACCGTGTTGCGCAGTTCGTCGTAGGCCACCACGTCGCGCAGCTCAGGCGCCCGCTCCAGCGCCGCGATGACGGTCTTGCGCGAGACGTTCCAGCGCTCTTTTTCCGCGTCGTAGAACCAGCTCAGCCACTCGGGCACCAGGCGGCTGCCACACTTGACCATCGGCCCAGCATCGTCCTGCTCCGGCTCCGGCATATCGCCGCCCTGGGTGCCAACGGGGCCATCGATTTTTTTGGCGGGCGGGGCCACCGCGGCATCGACCAGGGCCACGGCCCGGCCAAAGAACTCAAGCACCTGCTCGCCCGTCCAGCCATCGGTCTGAATGGCATCCTTGCAGTCCCAGCCATCGGGCTTCACGCCCGGCTGGTCGATGGGGAGCAGCTGCACAGTGCAGCCGTGTGTGTCGCGCAGTACAGCGCCAATGCCGCGCATGGCCTTCATGCCGGGCTGCTCGTCGTAGGCCAGGTAGGGCTTGGCGTCTTTCAGGGCCTGCAGCGCCGCCAGGTACTCGGGCGCGTCCTTCAGGCCAGCCGCATCGGCAACACCCAGGCGCTCGCACCACTCGGCCTCCAGATCCTTGCGCTCCTTTACGCTGGGCTGCTCCCTCTTGCTGTCGGTGTCTGGCCACAGGATCACCGTGCGCCCAGCCAGCCAGTCCCATGCCACTTTTTGCCATGCCTTGCAGCCACCAGGCCAGCCCGCCACCACGTAAACCCCGGGTGCGCTGGCATCCAGCAGGGCCTGCAGCACGGCGGCCTTGATCTCCCCCTCCACCAGCACCACCGTGCGGCCCTCGGGCAGTGTGCGGCCGGGCAGGTACAGCGGGCGCGGCTCCTCCCACTGCTTCCAGTGCCAGCGCGCGCCGCCCTTGGTCTGGCTCTCGCACCACGTGCGTGCAATGTCGTCCTTGCCGCCGTCGCTGGTGCGAAACCGCACCACGTAGCCCAGCAAGTCCGCGTCACGCCAGTACTCGCTCACGTGCACGATGTCCTCATCGGTGCGGTGCTGATGCTTGAAGGTGACCTTGGGCGCATAGCCAGGCACAGGCACGATAGCCTTCCAGCCCTCACGCTCCTGCGCAGGCTTTGGCGGGGGTGCAGGGCGTGGCGCACGCACCGGGGGGGCGCTGCCATCGGCAGACTTCACCACGCCCGCCACGCTCTCCAGGCCTTCGGCACGGGCCAGCTCCACGCAGGCCCTGGCATTGCTCAGGCCATGGATCTTGGCGTACAGACTCACCAGATCGCGGCCTTTTTCATCGCCCGAGAAGTCAGCCCACTCGCCCGTGTTGAGGTTGACGCTGCAGCTGGTGCCCTTGCCGCCCGCCAGCGAGCCACACACATACTCATGGCCACGCTGCACACCGCCCGGCAGCCAGGCAGCCACCAGATCGGCAGCACGGGGAAGCAGTGCATCGGCCAGCGCCGCAAAATTGAGGGGTGGCAGCTTGTCTTTATCGCTCATGCGCCACCCCCCGCGAAAACCAGCGGCCCCGGCACTATATGAATGCACCCCACCATGAATAGCTCCTCTTGCTTGGATAAATCAAAACTGCCCTACTCGCTGCTGCTCGACCCGCAGACCCAGCGCGCAGCGGCCTACACAAACACCCACCTCACGATCACGGAGGAGGCCTCGAAAACGCTGCTGGATTACGCAAAGGCGCACACGGCCAAGTCGGCACCCTTTGATGCACGCGAACACGCGGCAGGTATGCCCAACAGGCGCCCGCTGCCCGCCTGGGCCACACCAGAGGTGCAGGAGCGTCTTGTCTTGATCTGGATAAAGCGGCCCCACGGCGATGCCCCCGAGGAGGAGTGGCAAGCCATCCCGCCGCGCTGATACCCGCCCAGTGCATGGGCGGCTTGCATCACAACCATGGCCTACCCCCAGGCGCGCAAGAGCTGCGCCATGCCCGCATCGTTCGCGGCCGAGGCCTGGGCCGCCATAGCGGCGGGCACGTACTCGGCCACTGGGCGGTTGCGGTAGGGCACCGGGCGCTCATGCACCAGGGCCAGCACGCCATAGCGGTGCATGTCGCGCACTGTGCTTCGCGCGGCATCCAGGCCCACGCAGGCCTCGGCCGCCATTTCACGCAAGGTGGGGCCACGCCCGGCCGCAGCGCGCGCCGCCAGGCTCTCGCAGGCACGCAGCAGCGCCTTGCGCACGTCTCCCGCTGGCCTCATCTCGCGCCCTCCACAGCCGCACGGTGGCTGAGCACATCGGCGTCATGCCTCGCGCGCATGTTGCGCAGCAGCACCTGGCCAGCGCCCACCACATCGGCCCACTGGCGCTCCAGATCCTCCAGCTCGCGCCGGGTAATGCGCCCGTCTGCCTCTACGTTGGCCACGGCCATGACCACCTCGGCGCACTCTCTCATCAAGAGCGCCACGTCCTGCGCCGATGCCGAGCGCACGCTGCCATCGCGCGGCAGCAACACCAGCATGGCGCCCAGAGCGTCGGCCACGGAGTTGGCATAGGCCAGGGCGTACTCCCCGCCCTGCTCTTGGGCCAGCACCGTGATTTCGAGGGCATCAACAGCGCCCAGCTTGTAACCGGGCGTGCCGCGCAGCTCGCGCTCCAGCGTGCCGGGCTGCTTTTGCAGGCGCAGGGCCATGGCATCCAGACCCCCAGGGTAGTGGCGCACCGCGCGCCGGGCGGCATCAAGCAAACTCATAGTGCAAAACCTTGTGCAAAGGGCTATGGATTGACCGGCGTGCGACTGCGAGACTGCACGCCATGGAGAGAGGAAAAGAAAGCCACCCGCACCGCAGCCATGCGAAGCGCCGCGCACCTGCCCGCGCGCGGCACACCAACATGAAGGGAGAGGAGCAACCCCCTGGCGGCATGGCCTGGGGCGGTGCGGGTGGGAAAAGCAGCTCACGCATTTGCACAACCGTCAGACGCGCTGCAGATCGGCGGCGCCTCAACCGCCGTAGGATGGTCGATCTCACCCGAACCACCCACCGCAGAAGAGGCGCCAAAAAACATGAACCTGACAAACATCGCCGAGCAGGTGACTATCACTGTGGTCAGTGCCGCACTGCTTTGGCTTGGGGCCAAGCTGCTCAACTTGGCCTGGAAAAAAACGGAACAACTGGCTGCCAAGCTCAAAAACCAGTACCAGAACAACGCCCTAATCTCACCCCGGGCGCAGGAAAGGATTTCCCGAATGCGCGAAATCATCTTGGTCGCATGCTTCACGACCATGCTTGGCTTTCAGATTCGCTCGACAGGCCCAGCACTACAGGCATGGGATGTTGTTGCGCTGAGCGCTTGGACTTGGTGCCTACTGACCACGCTGCTACACATAGCCAGAAAGAAGTAGCACCCCTACGCATGGGCCGCCCCCTGCGCTTCTGTATTGATAGCTGCTGGCGCTTGATGGGTGGGCGCTACAGGCGTATTTGGCTCGGATTCAGCCAGCTCTGGCCAGATCAGGTGCCAGTCGTCAGGGCGCAGGTCCCGGCGGGTTACCGCGCCGTTCGTGGCGCGCTCGATGGCAACACAGTGCTGAATGGGAACCGGGCGACAACCGTTCGCCCACTGCCCAATCAATTGAGGGGGCATCCTCATCTCGGCAGCGAGCGCCGATTTCCGCCCTCGCTTAGCGGTGTAGTCATTGAGCTTCATGCCTCAATCATAAGCGCGTCGCTTATTTAACTCAAGCGCAGCGCTTCTTCCATTAACTAAGCGTCTCGCTTCCAATCAAGAGCACATGAAGACAATCGCAGAAATCAGGCGCCGGAACCTGGATGTGCTCGCGCAGCAGCACGGCTCTGTTGAAGCCGTGGCGACGATGGCTGAGACATCGCCCGTATACCTGAGTCAGATAAAAAATCAGTCCGTGGACATCAAGACTGGCAAGCGGAGACAGATGGGGACAGTTTTGGCAAGAAAGCTGGAGGCTGGATGCGGCATGCCTGTTGGATGGATGGACACGGATCACGAAAGTCCCCCTCCAGCCTCACAGGCCCCTACCTCCGCTCCCGTGCCATTGACACGCAACGACCGTTGGCCTTTCGAGGTAGCACAAGAGCGCCTGCAGGTGCTGCACGACTGCGACTGGATTCACCTGAACAGCACGATCAAGGCCATAGTGGAAGTACGAGAGAGGGATAACCTCGCCCGAAAAAGCGCGAACTCTCGGAGCTAGGCCCACGGCAAAGATCTACAAGTTCCGACCAAGCCACAGATCAGGCCCGCCAACATGAGAATTCACGAACGCTTCGACAGCCCGCCGCCGTTTCAAAATGATTTTGATGCGCGCATCAATGGCCCAGATCGCGGCGTTATCAACGCCTGGCTGGCCGGCATTGCCAAGCGTACCGAGTGGCCCACCGTTGCTAGCAGGGCGGAAGCTGGGGAACTGCCTGTGCTGCCCTATCGCGGCGGCATCGCCAAGCCGCTCAAGAACCCCATCACAAAACTGGGTTCGCTTCTGTACGTGGCAATGTGGCACGGCCTGCGCGGGGAGGACCTGATGCTGGACACAGATCACGAGCCGAGCATGACATGCACAAGAACCGGCGTGCGTTTTGTCTACACACTGAATACCGCCCGGCTGCTGGCCATCCCGCCCGAAGAAGACGAACAATGAGCAACATCTACGCCCGCCAAGCCATCACCTTCCGCAACGAAATGCGCCAGAGCTGCGCGGCCCTGATTGGCATTGCCCAGGGTCTGCTGGCGGATGGCGAGCTACGCGACAAGGAAATACTGTTTTTGCGCGACTGGCTGGCGCGCTCGCAGAACATCGCGCTCACTTGGCCGGGCAACATCATTGCCGGACAAATCGAGCAAGCCATCGCGGATGGGCATATCTCCGAAGAAGAGCGCCAACACCTGCGCAACACACTGGAAAAGCTGGTGCATGGCGCCCTCGATGAAGCCGCCTCCTCCCCCATAGCAACCCTGGCCCTGGATGAAGCCGTGACCATCGACATAGAGGGACGGTCTTTTTGCTTTACCGGAGATTTCGCCTTTGGCCCCCGCACGACCTGCGAGGCGGCCGTTCTGCGCCGGGGCGGCATGGTCGGGAACGTCACCAAGAAGCTCAATTACCTGGTGGTTGGTGGGCTTGGAAGTGCCGAATGGAAGCATGGCAGCTTCGGCACAAAAATAGAAAAGGCCATCAGCTACCGCTCAGCAGGCCTTCCTGTATGCATAGTGCATGAAGACATCTGGGCAACCGCCCTGGCCTGCTGAGACAGCCGATCCCTCACTGGCCGTTCGACATAGCCCAGGATCGCCTGCAGGTGCTGGAGCCCAGAGATTGGGACATGCTGAACAACACCATCCGAACCGTAGTGGAGGTGCGCGAAGGCGACCTGCGCGCTCGTAAAAGTGCACGTGCCCAGGCATAGCGCCAAAACGGCGCAGATTATCCCTTTTCCCACCCGAAGCACCACCCCATGAATAGCCTGCATGCCAACCGCGAGCCATCCGCTCCCCTGCCGTCGCCCAGTGGCCCCGCCCCTCGCGAACCAGGGGATACGAACGGACGCCCCTATCCCATGCCTCTATCTTGAGCATGCACGTGGATCAGTGCGATTGCAGCCTCTGTAAACTCATATCACATAAGATATAATGCCAAGTCTCATCTTGACGCCCGAGATCATGCAGGAGATTGACAACCTGCAAAGCACTGATCTTGAAGCGGCAGCGGCGGCACTTCTGCTGCTGGAGTCTCTCCAAGATGATCCTGAGTTGCTGGAAGACCTATGCGTACCTGACAACCACTACCTTTACTGCCCGCCCTTCGAGGTCAAAAGGTTCGGCGAGGCACAAAAGCGCGGCTACAACATCTACATCCTCAAGTTTTTGGACGAAGATGGCAGCCTGCCGAGCTACCGCATATTCATTGGGTTCAACGCACAGAGGAGCACTTACTATGCACTCGCAGTCACAAACCGCAGCGTCGCATATCGTCCGGGTGACGACGCCTTCAGGCACCTTCTCGCTCGATACGAACAGTGCGACATTCCAAAATACCGTTGACATGGGCAACGTAGCAATCGGTGCAGTCACCTTTCGCACCACGCTTATGCGTCACGACAGGACTGTGGTGGTTGAAGACTCGCAATCTGACCCGGTGCTGGCACGCGGCGGCATGGAGCTGGGGCAATATCTGGCCCAACAAGAGCGCAACCCCGCCATGGCAGCTGCCATGGCAGCCATGCGCCAGCGCATGGCTGCCGGCCGTACCGCATGCGGGCTGGCCACGCTGCGCCAACGCAAAGGCCTGTCCCAAGCACAACTGGCCGCATCACTTGAGACGAGCCAGCCGAACATTGCCCGGTGGGAAAAGGATCCTGAGCAAATGACTGCCAGAAGCATCCAACGCTTGGCTGTGGCTCTGCAGGTGAGCGAGCAGGATATACACAACGCGATGAAATCGACGGACAGCGCACGTGCACAGGTGCGGCCGCACACGCAGGTGGAACATGCAGACCATTGACGCCCGCAGTGTCAGCGCCATTTATTGCGATGACATCCGCCAGGAGGTGGGCGGCAAAATCACGGTGGTGGGCATGTATCCCCAGGGCTCGCCAGTGCAATTCCCTGCACAAGGCGCTGTCATGCTCCACAAGTTTTGCGTGATAGGCCACATCCGCACCCCACTCGACCGCCCCTTGAAAAGCCTGGTGTGCGAACTTCGACTTGACGACGAAGTGCTGCACCACGTGGAATTGCCGCCCGATGCACTGAACGAGAGAGAGCCTACACGCCCTGGACGCAAAGGCTTTACCGCCCAGCTTGTCATGGAGTTTGGCAACATGGTGCTCTCACGCGAGGGGGTGTTGCGCTTCGTAGCCATTGTCGACGGCACGGAGGTTTACGAATGTCCCGGCCTGGAATTTACAAAAAAGCCGCACACAGGAAACGCACATTAGCCTGTTTTGGCCTGGGAGCGTCAACTCCTGCAAGCCCAAAGCGCCAGCCCAGCCATTAACGGCGTGGCTGCCGCAGCCATAACAATGCGGTTGAGCCACACCGCAACCATGTCGCTGACGGCACGCAGGCGTATCACACGCCCTGAAGGCCGGGCACGATGAAACAAAGCCACAACACTATCTCTATGAGGATGCTTCCGCGTGTAGCTGTCCGCGTGGGCCCTTCATGCCCGCATGTAGTGCAATACATGGGCGCGCTGTTGGCGGTTAGCTTCCTGAAGATGTACCACCCAATGGCAGCAAGTATCAATAACGGGATGAGTCCAGAGCCTGACATTTCTCTCTTCCAGTGGTTTGTAGTTAATTATCTTTCTTGGGGGCGCTACATGCTGCCCGCCCGCCGCGCGGGAAGATGTACACCCGCGCCGTCTTCGCTGCGAGGGCGTCTCTCGGCAATCATTTCGAGCACTTCCATGACGCTCAGTAAGCCCTTGTCACTTGTGCTGTCGACTACCCACGAAGCCCGCAACGCGGGCTTTTTTCATGGTGTGCCCGATTGAGCGACGGTGCGCCAACCGCCGAAGATAAATAAGCGTATCGCTTGATTTGAATAAGCGCGTCGCTTATATTGCACCCATCGTTCACAACGAAGGGCAGCAATGCACACCCATCCCACCAGTGCACACGTGTGCACATCACCAGCGCTTGGTGTAATCCAGGCACTCAGCCACAGCGGCCTTGATGGCAGTGGTATCCGCGTAAAACGCGCCGCCCGCGTGGTCTTGTTGCAGCGCCTGGGCGCGGGCCTGCTGCTGGCGCTGCCATGCAGCCAGGAAGCCCTTGCGGCGCCAGAAGTGCATGCGCTGCACCAACTTGTCAATTTCCACAATGCCAGGCCCGTGCCTGTAGGCGCTGGGGCGGGCGTGCTCCTGCAGCAGCCAGGCACGAACTGGCTCGGCAGCCTCGTTGAACTCTTTTCGCATGTCCCGCCAGAGTGCCGTGCGGTGCCCCACCAGCAGCCCAAGAAGGAATGTGAGCAGCGAAAGAAGGGGGTGTTGGAGCAGTTCAGTCATGACCATCCGGTGTTGTTCAACCTGCTGGCGGCCGCAGTCGGGCGTGTCCGATTTTTTGTGTAAACGGTTCGGACTTCAATTGACGGAGATGCGGTCTCCGAACTGAATGGTAAATCGGGTCAGCGCGGCCTTCCAATCTCGGATGGGCAGGGTCCACTTCTGGCTGATGTTGCGCAGGGCCAGGTAGAACAGCTTGGTCAGCGCCTCGTCGCTGGGGAACGAGCCCCGGTTCTTGGTCAGCTTCCTCAGGCTCATGTTCACCGACTCGATGGCATTGGTGGTGTAGATGACCTTGCGGATTTCCGGCGGGTAGTCAAAGAACGGGGTCAAGCGGCTCCAGCT